CTCAATCGATCGACGGTGCTGGAAATTTTCACAGCTACGGCGGTGGCCATCGCCCGGTGGGAGCCTCGCGTCGAGGTCGATGGGGTTCGGGCTGTGGATCTGCAGCCGGGACGCATCGAGCTGGATTTGGATCTGATCTGGATTGAGTCGGGCGCGCCATTTGCGCTGCGAGGGGTTGTCATCCAATGAGCCGGTTTTCTTCATCGACGTTGGACCTGTCGCGGTTCCCTCCGCCCCTTGCCATTCGTGGTTTGGATTACGAGGGCATCCTGGCGGCGCGGTTGGCCTCCCTGCAAACTCGCTTTGAGGCGGCTGGGCTGGCAATCGACACGCTCGGGCTTGAGTCGGAGCCTACCGTCATCATCGAGCAGTCGGACGCGTATCGCGAGATGCTCGCCTTGGCTGCTGTCAATGACGCGGTGCGGACTACCATGATCGCTTTCGCGCTGGGCGCCGACCTGGACCATCTGGCCGCGTTCTATGGTGTCGCGCGGCGGTTGATCGCGGCGGCTTCCGGGTCCGTTCCGGCTGTCATGGAGCCGGATAGGGAATTTCGGCGCCGGGTCTTGCTCGCACCGGAGGCTTTCTCCAGCGCGGGCGCGCCGGGGGGTTACGTGTTCCATGCGCTGGGGTCCGATCCGCGCGTCCTGAATGTGGATGTCTGGTCTCCCATGCCGGGGCACGTAAACGTTGCCGTGCAGTCGCGTGAGGGCGATGGCCTTGCGCCGGTGGATCTGGTCGACGCGGTGCGGGCGCATCTCTCACAGGAAGATATCAAACCGCTGACTGACATTCTGTCGGTTCGTTCGGTTGTGAATATCGCCTATGAGGTGGTCGGTGTCGGCTATGTCTTGCCGGGTCCAGACGCGGCGGCGGTTCGGGATCAGGCCGTGACGGCAATTGAGGCAATGGCTGCGGTGCGCCGCACGCCATCTCGAGACGTTCCTCGCAGCGCGATCTTCGATGCAGCCAGCGTTGGTCCAATGGACAAGGTGATTTTGACGTTTCCTGCTGTGGATATTGCGCGGGATTTTGGCGAGGTTGCGGTGATGAGCGGCATCACGTTCGAGGTGGTCAGCTATGACGGCTAGTCTGCTGCCCCAAAACGCGACGGACTTTAAGCTCGCGCTGGATGATCTGTCTGCCGATCGCTGGGCTGCGCTCGATGTCGATGTGATCCGGCGCTTCCGTGATCCGTGGGTCTGCCCTGCGCACATGCTCAATTTCTTGGCGTTCGAGCGGTCGGTCGATATTTGGGACGTGGATTGGCCTGACCAGACCAAGAGGTCGGTCATCGCGTCTGCGCCTGCGGATCATCGCTTGAAGGGCACTCTCGGCGGCGTGCGCCGCTACGTGCAGATCGCGGGCGGCGAAATTGTCCAGACGGTCACTCCGCCGGAGGGGGTCTACGCTGCTCCGGATCTGACTGTGGTGCAATGGCAGACCTACCTCGATCGCCAGCCCCGGCTTCGGATCAAGATCGCGCGCAACACTGCGACCTGGACGGCGCCGCTTGGTCACTTTGCGGATCACGCTTATTCGGACGAGGATTGCGCGGGCATAAATGATGGGGCGTTCCTTCGCGCGCGGCAGGCTGTCTTGCGCGACACCAAGGGCGCGGCTGATACGCCCATTCAAATCAGGCGGGTTGTGACCAGCAGCGAGGCGCGCACCGGGGTTCTGTTCGAGCAGGTGATCCGGCCTGCCGCTGATCCTCTCGCAATATTTGCGGGTGAGGGGTTTTATTCGGAGCTCTTTGTCGAAGCGGACGAGGTGGCGCAGCGCACCTATTCGTTCGCAATCGATCGCGCGTATCAGCACCGGTCTGCGGTGGCGCTGCTGGACACGGTTCCTGTCGGGTACCGGCCGCGCGACACGCGCTACTTTCGGGAAAGCGAGCAGGGGCCAGCGGGCGAGGGTCACTTCGCGGATGATGTGCTGGCGCCGGATATGTTTGTCACTGATGATATCGGCGACGAGCTGTTGGCGGATGTGCTCTATCTGCACAATCCTGCCGTGAACGCGCCCCTTGTGGACGGTGGCAACAGCTACGCGGATCATTGCCGCTCGGATTTCCCTCTCTACTCTGCTCACATGATCGTTCGTCTGGATGAAACCGGGGCGCATGGTGATGCCTACGCGGGCGCCGGGTTCGTCGGTGAAATGCGCGCGGCCGAGGAAGTTGACGCGGCGCGGGATCGTGTCGCGCGTTCCATCCGGTCGTCTAAGTCTCTGAGGGACAAAATCTCTTACACCCACAAAACGCTCCGGCCTCGAACGCTGGCGGATGGCTTCAGTCTGGACGCTGGTCAGCGTCTTGGTGGGTATGTCTCAAACGCTCTGTAAAAAAAGGAATTCCCCATGCAGCGCAAAGTTAATATCACGCCAAATCAGAAGGTCACGACCGAGGATTTCAACAACTTCGGTTTGTTCCCTCGCGCGTCGTTTGACGTCCTGCACAGGGATGCAATCGATCATACGGTCAAATACGCGGGATTTCCTGCGGTTCAGGCGGCGCCCGCAGAGGTGTCTGTCGGCTCTGGCCGGATGTATAAAAACGGCGAGGTTTTCTTTCGGTCTGACGAGGGCGGCGTTGCGATCGATATGCTGTCGAACCTTCCGGCTGTCGCAAAGCGGATCGCCATCATTGTTGCCTACGGAAATGTGGTCGACACGGATTTGGAGACGCGCTCGATCCTGACGGACGCGGCAACGCGGCAAATCGAGGGGCAGGAAATTGCGACCGAGAGTCGCCGTGTGGCGTATCTCGATGCCGTCTATGGGCAGGAAAATGCCACACCTGTCGCGCCTGCGATTTCCTCGGATTTTGCAGCCGTCGCGGAGGTGGTTCTTACGCCAGCGGGGATTGAGAGCATCCGGCCGCTGACTGCAAACCAGCTGCCCTCGGTGCGCAAAAATAAGGAGGCGATCACGGTCATAAACAATCGCCTGACCGCGATCGGCCCTGAGCTCGATACGGCGAAGTCGAACATCGCGGCTCTGGGCGATGCGGTGCGGGGCAAGGCGGATGTTCGCTTCGTCGTGGATCTGGCCTTCGATCTCGCCGATGTCAAAGAGCAGGTTGATCTGCCTGACGATTATACCGCTTGGGGCACTGATCATTTCCTGACTGCGGATGAGGTCGATACCGATCACGAGGATTTCTCGGCAAAAATCCTTGAGGGCGGCCGTTATCCCTACGCGGGCACGGCCAGCTTGGCTGTCGCTCTGAATAATGCGCTGGAGCCCAAGGTCACGATTCACGACAACATGGCGGTCCCTAAATTCTCCGAGCAGAACCTGTTCTCAGTTCGGGGCCGCGATGGCGAGTATTCCCTTTCGGATACCACTGTCGAAACGACAGCCATCCGGCAGCTTATGCGGACGCGGACTGTGGTGCGCTATCATGAAAGCCAGCGTGTCTGCACAAACTCCCGGTTTTGGGAAAGCGGGCAATATGACGTGCAAGCTGGTATTTTCTGGCGCGGTGGTGAGACATTTGAGGTCGAGAATGTGGCCGGTGCCAATATCGAGCGCAATGGCTTGACGCATTGGGTCCGTGTCCGGAAGTTCACCGAGGTGGATATCCGGGAGCCGTTTTTTGATCGCGTGGTGACCACGGAGACGGTGACCGGCTCGATCGTCGGCCAGACGCTTCTGCAAGGCAGCGATGGGTATCTCTCGAGCATCAATCTGTTCTTCACGCGCAAGGCGGTTGCTGGTGAGGTTCAGGTGCTGATCTGCGAGACGCAGGCGGGTGCCTTTGATCTGTCTCGAACGATCGCGCGCAAAACCGTTGCGGTCGCGGACATCGCCAGCGATCCCAATGGGGAAACTGCGACGAATGTGGCCTTCGGTGCGGTGCCGATGCTCAAAGGGCGGCGCTATAGCTTGGTGGTGCTTTCGGCTGGCGCGCATTTCCTTGCGACGGTGTCGGGCAACAAGTTGGCATCGGGCGCGATCTTCTATGTCCAGGATGGTGAGGTGGTTGCTGGCGATCCGTCTGTCGATCTTGCCTTTGAGGCGTTCTTTGCTGAGTTTGAATCTCCGATCATCCATGTGGAGCTGGCTCCGCTGAGCCTCGGCGGCGGCATCGATATGATCGATATCAATGCCGACACCACCACCTATGAAGGCACGCGCCTTGAGTTTCAGGTGCTCGTTGGTGGCGCCTGGCGGACGCTGTCGCAAGATGAAGCCATTCTGGCCACTCGCCCAGAATTCGCGCGGCTGCGCGCTGTGTTCATCGGGACGAAGGATATCATGCCTGCGCTGGGCCTGACGGCGGCGCGGTCCAACATCGAGCTGAGCCGTCCGTCTTTGGATCGCACGCTGGTTTCGATCGAGCGCACCATGCCTGTGGCTGTGACCACGGTGACGGTGCGGGCGCGCTATGAGAATTGGGACGGAGATCATAATACCAGCGTGGTGACTTTGTTGCACGGCGCTAATTTTGCGACCGAGATCACTGCCGATGCCACGGTGGATTCTGTGCCGCGTGATGATCCGAATGCTCTGGTGCGGGAGCTCTCGTTCACTGTTCCGGATCTGACTTCTTTCAAAATTAAGGAGGTGGGCCAAACTGACAACAGCCTCTTTGCCGATCACGTTGCCCGGCTCGGCTACGTGGCATTTGCGTAAAGGATAGAAAAATGCCGACCAAGATTTCAAATGTAAAAAATGACGAGCTGTATCGTGTGGTGCTGCGGCGCCCGGTTCGGGTCGGCAGGACGCTTTTGCGGCCCGGTTCCGATGCGACGATGAAGGGCTCGGTAATCAAGGAGCATGAAAATGACATTAAGTCCTTTTCGCC